ATAATATTTGCTTAAAAGTCATCATCTATTTCTACTCCTGCATCATCTGCTTTTAGATCTGATTCAATATCTCTCATAGATTGTTCTACCCAATGTTTTTGTTGAGAAGTTAATCTATTATTAAGCATATTTTCAATAAATATTAAAAATTCGTGATCATCCAATTTATATATTTCTGTAAATAGTAGTTCTCTTATACGAGGATCATCATAGTTACTATTTACAAATAAATTATTAATAGCATCGTATATAAACTTGCCATAACGAGTGTCTTCAGGTTCATTGTCTAGTCGATCAACATGTTGAACAATTTGTTTATTTTTTTCTTTGTCAGCTCCAAATCCTTGTAATGAAACTATTTCATATAATCCTTTTACTATTTCATGGACTAAATAAGGAAAACACAATGCACGTGCTGTTATAGTTAAGACCCCAGTTTCAGCGTCAAAATCAGCATCTGATGATCCACCTTCTTGTTTCATCCCATTAGCTAACATGGCTAACATCATAGCAATGGCATTATCATCATCAAATACTCCAAAAGTAACATTCAATAATTCTCTATATTTTTCTAACAGACTAGGATCAATAGCATCTAGGTATTCTCTAAACAGTAAAAAAGTATATGCTCCTCTTACAGACGCTCCTTGTGTAATACCGTTAATTATGCGACGTTTAAAATTTTCAGGCATTTCATCTCCACCTTCAATTTTTTCTCCGCCATCCATATCAAGATTTATTTCTCCTTGATCTACAATTTTAGCATCAATTTCTATACCGGTATAGTCTATTATGGGAAAATTATCTTTAACAATTTGAACTGCTATCATTTCTAACTCATCTCTATATTCATATTCGAATTCTACAAGTTGCTCCAAAAGTTGCATATTAGTTACCAATGCTTGTCGCAATGTTTTATTACCCCACATTTGACGTAAAGATTCACCAGATTTACCTTTAAGTGAGGCTATGGTTTCTGGTGAAAATATTTTATCGTATTGAACTTCTTTTAAATTCATTTTCCTTTTAATTTTTGATAGCGTTTAGTAATAGCATTAACAATATCTGCTTCTTTTAACCCAGCTTTAGGTCTAGTTTTGGGAGCATCATGAGGTGGTGTTAAAGGGCGTCTTACTGGTGGATTTTTGGGTTTTGTTCCCGGAGTAACTTTAGGTTTTGGTTTTGTTGTCGGTTCAGCCATTAACTCGTTAATCGCTTTACGTACTAATTGGCGTAATTCTTGTATATTCATAATTATTTTAGTTCATGTATATAAATATCGAAAAAAATGGACTCCTAAGTGAAGTCCATTAATACATTAATATTATTATTATTATGATTCTAGATCATCATCTGATAATGATGCTAATCTTGCTTGAATATCTGGAGATATGCTTCTACCTCTTTTTAGAGTACCTAAAGCTCTACCTTTTATTTGTTCTAATTCTTCAGGTTCAAATAATGCAACTTGTTCAGGTGAAGGTTGGAAATTAGGATCTGTTTTATACCCATTATAAATTTCTTCTGCAGCAATTGCTTTAGCACTTTTAGGGCGACCTTTAATACCTGATGTTGGTGGTTTTTCTTTTTTAGGAACTACCGTTTCTCCTCTAGTTATTACACCAGCTGCTAACAATTTACCAAATGGTGGATTTATGTGGGCTACTTGTGAATATCCATAAAAATTTGCTATATCCTCAATAGTTGAATTTGGATGTTTTTGCAAATATTTAATAATCATTTGTGTTTTAGATGAGTTTTGCCATTGTGCTTCAACTTTTTCTAAATTTTCTAGATTCCCAATAGAATATCTTGATGCAATACGAGCCATTTCTTGCATTCTAGCCTGAACTGTCTCTTTTATTAATTCTCTAAGTTGTGAACGAGTCATGTAGTATATACTTTATCAATAAATATTGATTCTTTTGAAAAGAAATCAATTATTTGGCTTTAATTTGAGATGGATCTGTATATGTTATAATACGAGGTGTTGAAATAGTGGAAATTTTTATACTTGGGTCAAACTTTCTTTTTAAAAACGATTCTAATTTTTTTACACTTTCCGCATCTGATAAAAATAATTTTGTTAATTTGTAAGATTTAATTGAATAACCACCGTTTTTTAATTCATCTGTAAAATTTATATAAAAATTATCAGCTATCCAAGATCGTAAAGATTGTCCGGGGGTTGGTTGATATATTTTAGCTGTAGTTTTGCCTTTAGGTGAAGGATAATATATTAAAATTTTACTAAAAGTGTCAATTTTATTTGGTTTTGAAGTGATTGTTGCTTTTGGAAATATGCTTTTTATGTATAAAGAATATTTTTCTAGAACTTTTTTATTAGTTGAATCTATTACTGAACGTCTGTAACTTAATAAGTTTTGATTAATATCTGAATGGATATATAATTTCATTTTGTCATAAATAGATATAAGATTAGCCACGTTGATTTCATAAAGTGTTCCTTTATCGGAAATTTTATGCTTTGGAGTTATAAGTTTACGATAAGATAAATCATTAGTCTCTAGCACCCATGAATTAAACGTCATTCCTCTGTGGTATGGAGAAAAAACACGCTCCGGAGATTTGATGTCAATATGGTATAATTTATGATAGTCGGTTGGAATGTTTATACCTATTTCATCTAGTTGAAACTTTTCATAGTGAAATAAATTATTAGCTGGTTTACCGATCCAAATTGCTCCACTATCTTCTATTACAAATAACCTATCTCCATCTTTCTGTGCTTGTCCTAATTCTTCGTTGTATGTTAACAACATTCCTATATCAAATAGATTTTGACTAATAGTATTATCAATTACAGAGTATGAATGTAATTTTCCGGTAGGATCTGGTACAAAATCATATTTTCCTAAATTATTTTTAGCCATAGTTCCTGCTCTAAGAGCTGATGTCCATCCTAATCCTGATACATATGTGATATATTTGTAATGTTCTTTTCTCATTATAGGGATAATATTATTTATATTTTCCTGTATGAGAGGATAATATTCTTGTGGTAAGTTTCCTTTGCCTGGTAAAATCACACCAATTTCATTTAGAGAAAATTTATTTCTGGCTAAAACATGTCCATCATTTACAATATCAATAATATCTTGTGGTGTAAGATTATTACCTGATGGTCCTTTTAGCAGATCATATTTAGCTAAACGCATTAATATTTTTATCTGTAGAGATAAATTAAGATCATCTATATCATGGAAAACTATATTAATATCTATACCATCTGGATATTCATGTATAACTTCTCCAACATATTTGTCAATAGATTCATCATCTTCTGGAGTTGAAGATGGTTCTTCAATGGATTTTATTAAAAAGTCGGTATAGTTCATGGAATCATTTTAAATTCACCCGCTTTTACGGGTATTATTAGGCGTATTCTGTCTTGTACAGATACTTTTACTCTACCTGGACCACATACTTTATCAAAGTATGATTGAATTTTTTGTTTTACAATTTTACGTATAGACTGTACAGGTTTGATATAAGTAGATTTAAAATTAGGATCTCTTCTTCGACTAAATTTATCTCTATAATATTCATTCCATCCTAGTCCTATTTTTCTATACCCTAAACCATAAAATTTATATGAATACCCACCTATTACTTTATCAGTATATGCTAAGTTCAGCTGATTTTTTTCATACCATGTTTTCATAGTATCATTTTCATCAGGATCCACAAATGTTTCAGGATATATTTTATATAAAAATTTATTAGGATCATTAATACCTATTTCTTGTAAAATTTGTTCAAACATTATCATGATAATAAATATTCTGCAACATATATTCCTTGTGCACCACTTATTGTAATACCTCTAGCACTTAATGCATCTCCAACAAAATGAACATTAGGATATTGTTTTAGAGCTAAATTTTGATAATCAACTAAAGGTTCTGGGGAAAGATACTTGACCTCGGGTATATAAATGCCCCAATCGTTTTCAAATTCAAAAACTTTATTCATATCTGAAATGAAATTAATAATATAGTCTGCATACTTACGACCAAATATGTCATAAACATGAAAAACATCTATTAATTGATAAGCTTTTACAGGTATACCCTCAGATGTTTGTGATGGATATCGAGTAACATTAGGTGAATAGTAAAAACCCTTTTCACCTGCTTGGGATTTTTTAACAATTTCTCGAGAGAATTCGAATGGATTATCAATTCCTTTAATTTCCATTAAAATTCCAAAATTAGTCATATCATTACGCTTGGATTCATCTTTAAGAGCATGACCGTTATATGAAACGTTACCATATGTTTCTTCTACTGCCACATAAGCAGCATTGTTATTAGTACAAAAAGTACGTAATGATACATCTTCAAATTTTTGGTATAATTTAAAATCATATGAAATATCTATTAAACGTTGAAAATATTTTTGTGGAGCTTCGAAACGAACACCAATCTGAACAGATTTTGGTTCGGTTTCTAGCGAATAGTCTTTTATTAATTTTTGGGAAAAATCGATTCCTGATTTTCCTGTTGCATAAATGAGATGGTCATATGGTAATTGAAATGCGTCAAAATATATTTTTTGTTTATTAAAATCTATACTTTTAACCTCAGTTTCCCATTCAAAATTCACTCCCTTTTCAATTAAGTAGTCGTACCAATTTTTTCCTATTTGTACTAGATAATCACTTCCTATATGATATACTGGAAATAATCTTAAATTAAAGTGCGGTTTAATAAAATCTGGTTCTGCTTTTGGGTCAGATTTCAGTATTGAAGATGGATTTGGGTGAAATCTAGTTACCATTTGTATAACTTGATCCATCAATTGGTATGCTTTTTCTTCTCCGCAATATTTTGATAATTGACCACCAATTGCTGTGTGATATGTTAGTTTACCGTCTGAGAAAAGACCAGCTCCAAATCCTCCACACATTACTTCTTCTGGAAGTCTATTATATGGGTCTTTTCCTTTATCTAAAACTGTAATTAGATCCCCGGGGTAATTATTATCTATAAGTTTAGTAACTAAACACATTCCTGCTACTCCACCTCCTATTATAGTTATTTTTGATTTTTTCATTTTTTTATCTATATTTAAATTTAAATCCATGGCATGTTTTTTGGCGACCATTACAACAATCCTTAATTTGTTTATCTACATTTTTTGAAATTAACGGATTTTTTTCTAAAAGAAAATTTTTAGCTTCTCTCAAACAAGGGAAAGATTCAATAAAATTATTATATAAATCAAAACATTCAACTATTTTTCCTTTAGATTCTAAATTTGCTTTAGAAATATTTTTAATATGTTCTTTAGTAAATAGTTTGATCTTACCTTTATTTCCTTTACTTATTTTATCTTTAATTTCTTTAGTATAATATTTTGAATGATCATTTTTATTTAAAGAGTTTTTTATTTTTATTTTCCAATCATTATTAAAACAATTATGTCCTTTTTTAGACTTAGAAATTTTAATCTTTGTTTCCTTACTTAAGGGTCCTCCTCCTTCATCTAGGATATTACAAAATAACGCCATTTTCCAACCAAATTCATTTATAAATTTTTGTTTATAAAAAATTTCCCTTTCAGTAAGCATTTCTTTAGAACATTCTTCAATTATTTCAAATTTGTGATTATCCCAACCATATTTCTTCAAAGATCTATATATTTTTGGCTGTTCTTTACAAAATAGATTTTTATACTGACTTTTTCTTCTAATTATATTAAATGTTTTTCCTATATATGTTCTATTTTTTGGATTAGTTATTTTATAAATGCAAATTTTAACCATACATATAAATATATTATATTCCATCGGACCAGCCACCTATTTTCCATCTAATTTTTCTTTTAAACGTTGTCTAATTATTTCTTCATCACGTTTAGTAGGTTCATAGTCATTCATTAGATATGAAGGTACTCCATCCCACGCATTTCCATAATATTCTACATTGAAATTTCTATTTTTACATTCTTTATATATTTCTTCATATCTATTTTTAAGATACTTTAATTTATTATAAAAGAATGCTACATGACCTTTACCAAGGCAAAATTCTTTTGGAGTATTTTTAAGATTAAATTTACCTCTTGAAACTACGTTAGGAATACGTTTTATTTCTCTATGTTCTGCTAATAAATGTCTGGTTGTTAGTTCTTTAGGGGGGATTGCTACATTAATTCTTGTCATTTATTTAAGTTTTTTTAACTTATAAAATTAAGAAAAAAATTTTGACAAGAAAAGTTAAGGGTTATAATTAAATCTGATTAAGTTTCATCAATAACTTGAACTTGATCTTTTGGAATACCATATCCAATTTCAATATTAGTTTCCCCTATCTTTTTAAAACGGGAAAAATAGCGCCATTTCTGAAATTGGGTAAATCTATGACGTTTTAAGCCACTAAAATTATCATTTTTATAAAAATAAAAATAGTAATATTCTCCGTTTCCACTAAGAAAAAAATAAAAATCATCTATTCTAATAGTACTTGAATTTATTCTTGTAGCCTTTAACCTATTTGGATTATTTATACCAATTTCAGCTAATATTTGTTTAAATGTTATCATTTATTCCATATTTTTCCAAAAACTCTTCTTTAGATAAATTACTATCGGCCCATGCTCCTTTTTCAGATTTACGATATTGAGAATATACATAAAATTGCCCTGCTTTTTGATTATGAGTTTGTCTTTGAACACATAAAACAGGTTCACCATTATAAAACCCTAATATATATGTTGATTTGTAATTAACTGATATATCCCCAAGTTTTATATAAGATACTTTATGATAAGACCCATCCCACGATTTAAATTCACTATTATCAGGTATGTATCCATGTATAAACGCTGCAGTACTATATGTTATTTTGTTATTATCTAAGTTTTGATTAATACCAATATATGTGGGGTTATTATAAATATAATATCCTATATATACTTTTTCTGGGGTAATTTCTAATTTGTTAAATATTTCTAAAGACCTTTTTATTGTTAGTGAAGATATTAATTTTTTACTTATAGCATCTTGCCATGAATATTCAAATCCTTTTTGCCCTCTATCAACATTGTATTTACCTATTCTTAAATTTAAGGATTTACCATTATTTTGTATAGTTTGTAATTTTTCTTTAAAAACTAATGCAAATCTAGGTAAATGTAAGGGTCTATTTATACCAATTTCGGCTAATATTTCACGAAATTTAATCATTTTCCAAAAAATTTTTTAATATCTTCAATTGTAGTTTCTGGGGTTATGATTAATTCTCTTTCCTCAGGTTCTATTTCTGCACCGGATGCTTGACCTTTATAATTAGATGTATCGTCATATATAGACATGTTATTAATATTCTTTATACGAGAATATTTTTTAGTACCTAAATTTAGATAATTTTTAAAGTCTATTCTAATTAGTAAATTTTTATCTAAATTAGTTTCTGCCCATAATGTGTTAATAAAAAATTCTTTACTATTTGGAGATTTAAGTATTTTACTTTTAGGAACTTTAAATACTTTGCTTTTTTCTTTATTTTGAACATTCCCTGTACCCGATTTAGATATATTATGAATATCTCCCTTCATTAATTTTGCACGTTGGGCAGATGCTTCCTCTTCAGAGGAGGCAGTTCCTACAAGTTCTATTTTTATATTGTCAATACCAATAGAATTTATTGCTTTTAAGTAACCTGAATTAACTGATGTTCCCATGGCATTTTTTGCCATTCCTGCTAAATAGTTTTTATATCTATTCAAATTTTCTCGACCATTTATGTTTTTTACTTTATTAAAGTAAGTATCCCCATTAGGTAGTGTTAATTTATATATTGAAAAAGAGGCTTGATCTTCTTTTAATGATCCACTTCCTACCACATATTCTTCGTTTCCTATTTTTAGTTTTTTTAGCGTATTCAAATTGATCATTCTATACGCTCTTTTTTGCACATCAAAAACAGGAATCAATCCTTTAGCTTCAGCATTATATGGTAATGAACCACCATGTAAATAAGCTTTTACTCCTAAGCGGGCATTTATTTTTCTTAGTGTCCCATTTTTCTTCACAAATTCTGCTTCAAAAAATCTTCCTTTAGTATTTTTAATTAGAAATTTAGCATCCTCCTTAGATATAGTATCTACTGTTTTTTGGGGAGCTTGCGAACCTGATGTGGATAATTGTGGTTCTTGATCGGGTTCTTCGGGTTCTGGTTCTTGACCTGGTCCTGGGTCTATAGGTGTTAAATCTACTTTATTAGGGTCTACTAAATTAGGGTCTTCCTTAGGTTCTTCTTGATTTTTCGCCAAAGATTGTTGAGGAGGATTGGGGTTAATTGCAGTAGGAATTTTTTCTTTTTCCTCTTGATCCTTATCAAGTTCTTCTTCTTCTTGTTCTCTTAATATTTTTAATAAGATTTCCTTAAAAGTCATTATCTGATTTACATATAAATATTACATATTGTAGTATATATGCGCTTCTAATCCATCTTTTTTGGACCAAATAAATCCTTCTGCTGATCTTTGTGAACCAATAAAACCTTTTTTATGATGCCATGAATCAGGCGCTGCTATAGAACTCATATATCTTATAACTAAGCCGGTTTTTTCCTTAATATCTATGTATTTTATTTCTTTCTTGTGGTGTAAGTGTCCTAAATGAAATTCTTTATATTTTGCTGTAGCCCAAAGTTCACTGCACTCTTGAGGCATAATTGATGCAAAGCTATCAATACTTTCATTATTTCCGTGTGAAAAACCTAACAATACATTACCATATGTGTAATATTTTCGGGGAGAAGCCAAATTATTTATAGTTACATTTTCATTATTATGGAACCATCCTGCTAATGAGTCTCCTAAGTAGAATGTTTTTTCAAAATCATGATTACCTGGTATTATTATTACATCTACTGGTGCAATATGCGATAATTTTGTTATAGACTGAACTAATAGTTCTCTTCCTTCTCTAAATGTTCTTTGCCATCTTAGATCTTCTTCTTGGGGTGTACCACTAGTAGTTCTATTATATGGGTGAGAATAATCTGAATTAAAGAAATCATTCCCTACAGGAAATACAATTCTATCAATAGGATACCTAGATGCTTTTTGAATAAGTTCATTTAGTGCATTTTCAAATAACTCTTTTGCTATCTTTGTATCAAAGTTAAATCCTGTTTCTTCATGCCATGATAATTTACCGAAGTGAAAGTCAAATAAATTGATTTCTAGTAAAAATCCGCCATCTTTATTAGCTTTAGGTATTTGAAGTTTAATTTTAGGAGATAAAATTTTTAAAGATTCAATAAATTCTTTTCTTATTTGGGAATAATATTCTTTAGATATGTTTTTTTCTAGAAAAACTTTAGTTTGGTTCATAGGAACAATTTGAGATTTCCCATCATCTCCTTTCTTAAGGGTATCCCATTTATTTAAAACTTTTTTAGTAATAGTCCATTCATCTAGGGATATATTGTGAGCTTTAACTAGAGAATCGGCTGATACTGTATCTTCAGTAGGAGCCGATTCTAGAATTATTTCGTTTTTATTTTTAGCCATCTTTTAAATTTAGAAATAAATCTAAAAAAAAGATTATGCATAAAAAAATTAAGGAAGTGGTTTTTCTTCTTCTTCTGGTTTTTCAGGTTCTTGGCCTGGTACAGGAGGTGTTTCAGGATTTGGATTTTCTTCGGGCGAAGGTTCTTCTTGACCAGGTAGTGTTGAAGGAGCGGAACCCATACTAGAAAAATCTGCTTTTAGATCATTTCCTTTTTGAACATCAGCTGCTGTTTTTAGTTCATCTTTACTTTCTTGAGGAGCGTAATTTAATGACAAAAGATCAGCTATTCCTTGCGATGCTCTTTGAGTTTCTCCTAAATTTGCTAAATAATATTTCTTTCCTCCCACTTTAGCAACAAATTTATTATGACCAATATACATTATAGTAAATTCTTGACCATTTATTAAATTTATTTTAAATGTTGTAGGTTTAGGAGCAATTATATTAATATCTGCAACATATCGCCCAAAAGCAGGTGACATTAAATCAACAATTGATTTTTTCAAACCAGGAAAACGATGTATAATGTACATCGCTTTCTCCGATTTGCGTTGATTTTGTTCTTCTTCTTGTAAAGCTTTTTTAATTGCTTTCTTTATATATTTTTCTAAAAGTAGTGATTTACTCATTATTTACCTTTTTTAGTTTTAACTACTTTTTTAGGTGTAGCTACAACTTTAGGTTTTGGTTTTTTAGCTTTTTTAGCTTCATCTAATTCTTCTAATTGAGGCTTTTCTGTAGAAAGACCAATCATTTCTCTAATTTTTGATTTTTCCGACGCGATCTTATTTTTTAATTCCTGAAGTTTTTGATCTATATTAGTTGAAAGCAGTGAAGTATTTTCTTTTATTCTATTTAGTTCTGTTACAAATTTTTGCATATGTGAGAACTGAGGTTCAATAGAGTTCATGGTTTCTTCATTAAGAGTATATGATTGTAATTGCTCTTTCATAGCGCTTAAAGCTTTATATTCTTTTTTAAGATCCATTAACTTTCCCGAACTTTTTGGAAGTTTTTCTTCTTTTTCTACTGGTTTTTTTGCAGGTTTTTTAGTTTCTTTTTTAACTTCCGATATAACTTCACGTATAATCGATTGAAATTCTGGTATTTTCATTTTATTATTTATTATAAATATTGAATTTTATTTAGAGTTTAGATGACTCATTAACACTCCTCCGATTGAAGATGCTTCTATTGCTAGAGAAGTAATGTTTTCCTCAGATAATTTATTAATTTCTTTAACGTAATCTATTCCTAAAATTCCAATAAATCGTCCTTCTATTGATTTAATGGCGAATAAATAACCACTTTTACATCCTGTTTCTTCGGCTATATATTTTAAACCGTAAGAATTTGCTTTATCATCATTATAGTCTGGAATAGATGCTATATTGTCTTCAAGTAATTTATTAATTGATTTACTAAATAGTGAAATAGGTATATTTTGGAAATTTTGTTGAATTGAATTAACTTCTTTATCTACTATTTCAAAGCAAATTGAAAATTTCTGGATGGACTTCCCAGTTGGATAAAAATAGCCACCATTGTGGAACTGAGCTAGCCATACTCTATCTACGCTATATTTATCTTTAATTTCTTCAATTTTATTTTCTATTAGTAAATTATGTTCTAGAGATTCTTTCATCGAATCTTTATTACTTGATTTGTCTGTTTTTAATTTTACAAGATGTACTGCTATTGGGCCGATGATACTAGTTAATATTGCTGAACCTATTCCGATTAGTATAGATATATCCATGTTTTGCGATTAGAAAGTGTTTTATATACTGCTATAAATATTTAATTAGTTATGCTCTTTAATTTTTCAATATATTCTTTTAATTCATTTTTAACACTTTCTAGAGCATTTCCTCCTTTCCAAACTTCAATATCTCCCGCTTCTGTTATAAATGATTCATCATTATTAATAGCCATATCTAGTAAAATTTCTTCTAATTCTTTTATGTGAGTCTTAAGTCCACTAGTCATAATATTATTTTCATATTCATCATATTTTCCTAATCTTTTTAATTCAGTTTCATGTTTAATAACACATTTAAAACATTTTTTGTGTAAATAAAACATTTGTTTATTCTGTTTGTTACTTTTCATGGGTGTCCCACAACTAGGACATGTTAAAGGTAATACCACTAATTGTTTTAATTCATCTAATTTAGATACTGTTTGTTTTATACCATTTTTTATAGTCCATTGACGACCATTTTCTTCCCAAGTGTCACCTTCTTTATGAAGTTTTTTAGCTTTACTGTAACCTGATTGAACAGTGGTTTTATCTCCATATTTATTTTGTACTATATTACGTAAACGTTGTACATCCTTTTCTTTAAATTCACGTTGTAACATTGATTCTTTACTCATAATTCTATTATTTTTTTGGAAATATAATTAATTCATCTTCATTTTCCGAAGGAATTACTATATAATTTGAAGGTAAATTCTTTTTTAATACATATTTAACTAAATTATAGCGACGATAATCTATAGGAACCACAGTTAACATTACTAATTTATTTCCAACTCGAGATAAAAAGTCCAACGTAATATCCATTACAGTATTGTTAACTTTAATAGCTGAGCCTTCATTGGTTTGTTCAAAAGGCTCATCACCTTCTTCTGACGGGTTATAATAATATCTTTCATATACTCCTAATTGACCTTTATTAACAAATGATACACGATATGTGTTTTTATTTGAATTAAATTTATAAACATATCTTTTTGCATCTTTTGACACAAACTTCCATTCAAATTTATTAGTTGATATATCTGATATTTCTTCCAATTTTTTTATAATTTCAACTTGATCCTTCATGAGTCGCTGTAATTTTGTATCTAATGCTGGTAAAAGAATTTTTTTTAAAATTTCAACTTGATCCTTAGGAATACCATATACAACCATATGATGATTAGTTATACTTAAACGTTGAAAATATTTAAAATATTTTGATTTTTTTAGTTTATCTAAAAGACTATTCTCATTGGTATCAACAGCCCATTTACACCAATACCCTGGAAAATCATCTTCTAAATCCCCATCCCATAAAGTTATATTAACCTTATTATTATCATTTAATAAAATCACACTTCCTGTATCATCTAAATTATTAGAAGAGAAAATAGCAGCTTTAATTCTATTTGGGTTATTGATTCCAATTTCTTGTATTTTATCAACAATCTGAATTTGGAATTTGGGAATGCCATACACCATCATCTTCCTATAATAATCTTCACGTTTCCCCAGGAATTTAAAATATTTCCAAAATTCAGAATGTTTTAACCAATTAAGAAGAAATTCTATTGAATCTTCTGATCTCCATATACACCAATAGCCTGGGAAATTTTCCATCCAATCTCCATTCCATAATTCTATATCATCGTCTTCACATAATGTTATATGTGTTTCTAATTTCTCATCTCCACTATATACTGCTTTAATTTTTCCTGGTAGATTCACCCCAATTTCATCTATAGATTGTTTATTAATTACAATTTCTCCATCCAAATATTCTATTGTCCATCCTTTTGGTAAATTGTTTTCTAGATATCTTTTAACTAATTTATAGCGTTTTTGATCCAAAGGAGCTATGTTTAATTTTTTACAATTATGGTTATTTTCTAAAAAGTCTACTGTAATTTTCATCACAGTTGCATTAATTTTTAGGGGAATATTTTCGCCTGTTTCACCATAATATTCACCTGTAGTTAGAGATCTATATGAGCGCGACCATTCTCCTTCTCCATAATCGTGAAATGTTACTTTATACAAATTATTTTCAGAATTAAAATGATATATCCATAAATTATCTTCTGACATTATTTTTCTAAAAGCAAAAGAATTAGATGTGTTTTCTCCTATTTCATTTAGGGGATTTGATAAATCATTTTTTCTATTTAAATATTCTAGTTCGTAATCATAGTAACTAATATATTCTCCATCTTCTGTTGTTCCTGAAAATTGAATTATAGATAATATAGCATCTAATTTTGATATGTTTCTAACTTTATATGTTTCATCACGTGTTTTAATAAAATCACCTATCTTAATTTTGGATGAATTAAAGTTTGGTATAAATTTTGTGAAATCCCATGTACGAACAGGAATATTTACTCCAATTTCTTTTAATTCATCTTTTTTAAGAGTAATAGTAATAATTTCTTCTCCATCAATATCTACTTCACTAGTAGCTGTAAATTTTGAAGGTAAATGTTTATTTAAATTATACATTACTAACCTATGTCGCGATTGAGAAATGGGAGCTATTTGAAGTTCTCTAAATTTATTGTCAATTTTAGATAAGAAATCTAACGTAATATCCATTACTGTATTGTTAACTTTAATGGCAGATCCTTCACCTGTTGATGCAAAAGTTGCAAATTTTTCTTTGTCAGCTCGTGGGGCAAAATACATTCTTTCATATATCCCTCTTGCTTTTTCTTTAAAAAGCACTTCATATTCATATTGGTCACTATTAAAAGTATATTTAAAGTGACGAGTAGCTATATCTCTTGATGATTTCCACGGAAATTTGTTTGATAAATCTGATATTTCATTAATTTCATCGACAATTTGTACATACTTTTTAGGAATACCTAATAATACTTCTATATCCTCATCCTCTCCATTTACCGTTTCTAACTCAACAAAATATTTAAAATATGGTTCCTTTGAAAGTTCTAAATACTCCTCACTTTTTTTAGTATACCATTCCCCATAATAGTCAGGATAACTTTTTGAAGCCACTCCTTCCATAGTTCTATCCGAAAGTGAGTATTTATTATCTAGCAATATATACTCATCACTATCATCTAATATTCTAGTAGCTTTAACTTTTCCAGGCATATTTATGCCTATTTCTTGCAAAGATTCAAATATATTTGAGTGTTTTTCACCATAATTTCTTAAAAGTATACCAGCTTGTGCGTTAGCTTCATTTTCTATTGGAGAACCTGTTTCACCTGACCTCATGTCAATTCGACCTTCTTCAGCTTGTTTTCTATGTACCAGTTCGTGTGCAAGTGTGCGAAGAATATCAGCCATTCCTCTATTTTTTACATAAACCCATATTTTATTTGATTCTGGATCAAAATATCCATATGCATGGCGTTCTTTTGCTTCTTTTGTATCATAAGATATAGTAAGTCCTGATGGAGGTTGAGATATTTGTAATTCTTTTAAAGCCCATTTGAAGAATTTTTTAATTATATCTCTTTGTTCATGCTTTAATTTAAGTTCGTTTAGAGATGCTTCTTCTTTTGATACACTTTTTATATTAATGTGAGCCATTAGCACGATAGGTATAACATTTAATGCTTTATATAAAGCTAATTCAACATCTCCACCAACTAAATAATATTCTCCATCACCCCAATTTAAGACAAGGGGTAAAGGAAGTTGTTCTTCATTTTTAATAGAAGTTATGTATGGTTGTGGATTTATTTTTTCTTTTTGCGCAAATTTTATGGCATCTTCTAATTTTTTTATCTTATATGAATTAGAATTTTTTAATTTTTTCCAAATTTCATCAGTTAATATTACTTCATGGCCACCGTTAAAGGCGATTTCCATATCAGAAATAGGAACATTAAATTCGGTTGCTGCTTTTTCAATCTTATCATGATTTGATAAAATATAATCTTGATACGCATCTTTTTCTTGTTCTTGAGGGGTATTATACATACCAGCTTCTGATTCTGTTAAAATATTTTTCCACCAATCTTTAGAAAATACATTTTCTTGGATACTTTTATCTAAATTTTTTAATTCTTTATATAGATTCATAAGATCTTTTTGTGACAATGTTTCAAGCCAAGGTAAAAAGGTTAAATGTTGACTAAAATATCCATACTTATATAATATATCATTACGCTGATCATGAATTTCAAAATTACTATGATAAAACAATTTATTATCCAATTGGTCAACTATTTCAGGTGTGATTTGAGGGATATTTACTCCTATTTCATCAATTTTTATGTTTATTATATTTTTCAAGTCTTGATATAAGTTTATAAGATCTTTTTGTGATAATAATTTAATTGTATCATATACTGTACGCTTATTACTTTTTATATCATAATACCCATATTTTTTTATTACCTTTACATATCTGCTAAAAACAGTTGGATCATTATCCCACGCTTTTTTAATATCTACATTTATAAAATGCCATATTTTTTCTGGAGTAATGTTGGGATTATTAATTCCAATTTCTTGTATTTTATTCACTAATTTTGTTTTGCTTTTTAGAATACCAACTAATGAATAACCACTATCCTCATCTTCTTTTAAAACTTCAAAAAAGGCCCCATATGGTGAATTCATAATTATTTTAACACTCTGATCACTTATTCCCCATCCAATATAATAGTCTGGATAATCAGGTGATTCGTGTAAGTGAAGTTTTTTACCGTTAATACTATTTTCTAGTTCAAAGGTATCATTTTTTATGTATACTAATCCTAGTTTATTAGGATTATTTATGCCAATTTCATTAATTTTTCCTTTATTTTCTTTTTTCCAATTTTCTATATTGAATTCTTCTAAAGTAAAATCAAAATACCCATAACCCATTTCTACATTTGTATAAAATGCTCTACAAAATGCTTTATGATTTAGACTAAATGGAGCTTTGGGGTCAATTTCTTCAACTTTTTCAGTTCTCAATTGAGTTTTAATTTCATCACCAACTTTAATTTTAGCCGGATCAAAATTAGGTATAAATTTTGTGAAGTCCCACGTACGATAGGGTTTATTTACACCAATTTCTTTTAAGGTTGATTTAGATTTAATAAAATCTTCAATTTCTTTTAGGTTAATTATGCGCTTATCAAATTGTTTTACAACTAAATTATTGTATTCCGTACCATACTCACTATAATTAAAATGTAAGTCTAATTTGTCTTGAAAATAATAATAAATTGCTTCCTGTAACATTTCGCATGTTGATAAAATAGTAGAAATAGGATATACATTACCAACAGATACAGCTAATAATAGATCTTTTCCATATTCCATATCTATGATTGAGGCTAATGATTGGTTTTCATTTTTAAAAGTTTCAAAATATTGTGCTAATTCTTCTCTGTTAGAGATAATTTCATTATTTTCTTCTTTCCACCCTGTTGGAATTTTTATGTGGAAAAAATATTGAGTTGGTTTATTTACACCAATTTCTTCTATTACTTCCTTATCAGGAAGATTTTTTAATTTTTTTCTTTTTTTATATAATTTTAATCCTATGAAAAAAGCTTGAGCATCTTCATAATCTAACCCATATTTTAATTCAAAAAGTTCTGATGTTCTAAACCATAATTCTCCACCATAATATCCTCTTTTTTCATTGTCTATTTCTTCAGGAGTAGCATGACTATATACATCTTCTTTTAAAGAAGCCCATGCATTTTCTACATCATCTAAAGAATTAAATCCACTATATGTAATAATAGGTCCTACTTTTTTAGCTAAAATTTTCCAACTTTTCCAACTTTTTATATACTCTTTATCAAGAACAGGTTTATTTACACCAATTTCTTCTAAAGAATTTAGATTATTCCATAAACCTAGCAAATCTTTATATACCTTACTAAGGGTAATATTATCTAAACTATTTATCCATTCTTCAATACTCCCCCAATTATCAGCATAGTCGTAACCATATTTTACAAAAATATCATATCTTGTTCCATCACTAATTCTATATTTTGGAGAATAACTTATCTTTTTTGATAATTCAATCGTTTTTTCGGGTGTTGGGTTTGGGTTGTTTATGCCTATTTCATCTAATCTATCAACAATTTCAACACGAGATTTAGAAACACCTAATAATATTGTATCACCAGCCTTTTCTAAAACCTCAAAAAAGGACCCATATTCCGAACGCTTTATTATATCAGTTGTCATACTACTCCCCCACCCTATATAATAATCTGGGTGGTCTTTATTTTTATGGAAGTAAAAATGTTTTTTACCTAGTATTATCTCTATGTGGGTAGGACTATTTACTATGGCTTTTATTTTTCCGGGTTTATTTACTCCAATTTCTTGCAAAGAATCCTTAAATAGGTTATCTTTTAGAAATTGCTCTAATCCTCCAGGATCTTCCCCAATTAATTCGTCAAATTCAAACAATTCATAATTATCTTCTAATACAATATCTACTACATGTTTTATTTCGTAACTATCAATAATATCATATTCTTCATATTTTTGAGCTTTTTGATAACATAAATTTTTTAATTTTTGAAAATCTATATTTGCATAAATGTATTTATGTAAAATATTAGATATATGACGTGCTGTAGCAGAGTCATATTCTAAAAAGTTTATAATATCTTCAGGTAATAATTGATTTTTATTACCTTCATATTCTTCATCTGAAGTCATTTGCTCTTTTACATATTCTATTATTACATTTTCAATATATATGCTAATATTCATAGCTGTCTGAATATCAATAATCCATTGATCTTCTTCGTTATTTCTCCATTTATTTAAGTATTGGGCTAGTCGTTCAGCTAGAAAATTTTTAATTTCTTCTTTAGTTTCTTGAGAAAGAGTAAATGCTTTTGGTTTATTTATACCTATTTCATTTATATTATCATATGTTCTAGTAAAATTTTTTTCAAATTCAGTTTTATTAAAAACTCCTTTATTAAAGGATGATACTAACGTTTGATTCAAATCTGGACTAACGTATAAATTATTATAATATTCAAGAATCATTCTTCTAAACAAATAAAAGTATATCTGTTCTTGTCTATTAGTGGGGCTAAAAGAAGAGAACACATATGTACCATTTTTATTTAGAGAGTTTATATCTATTTTTAATTCTTTCGCTAATTTTATGTTTGAATTTAAAAAAAGATTTTTAATTTTTATAATATTTTCTTCAGTATTAGGTAGAATTTTAGTTTGAGGTTTAATAATAGGAATTATTATATCTGGTTTATTAACCCCTATTTCGTTTAGTCCTAAAGTAGATTTCCACCAATTTTTTTCAAATAACTTCATATCAATAAATATTTACAATTTAACTGATATTGGTAATGATTCTGTCACAGGACGTGAGTTAGGATTCTCTAAGCGATATAATTCGTGAATATTTTGGAAAAGTTTAAACGATTCTATAATAGAACGATCAAATGTTTTCATTTGCCACCCTTCTCCTTGCATTTTTTCACCTTTTTTATCGGGTTTACGGGTAGCAGCTTTTAACCACATTATACCTGTTTGCTCTATTGGTTCAGAATGCGTTTCATTCCATGCCATAGCATATGCTGCTAGTTGAAGTTCGTGTGATGTGTGTAAAGAATTTGAAGTTTTTATATCAATTAACCATAATTTATTATTAATTTTACAAATTAGGTCAGCAGTACCAGCATATTCGTGTTCATCTGAGAATAAATGATACTCTACAGCTATTAGTGTAGGATGATATGTTTTCCAAAAATCTACAAATTTTAAAATCATTTTCCACACCTCTAACGTGTATAAGGCGTTTCCTTGAGGATCTATCCATTCTATTTGTTCACCTTTTATAAGTTTTTCAATAGCATTGTGGACTTGGGAACCTTCAAATGCGGCTTTCGCTGCAATTATATCAGCATTATATCCTACATCTTTCAAAAATGTTTCAAAATATTTATTTTTTGGGAAAAAATTTAATATTGAACTGACTGATGGGTAAAATTTATTATTTCTACGATAAAAACGTGAATCAAGTATATTAATTTGTTTATTATCTTCACTATACTCTATTATTCTTTTTATTTGAGAATCTTTTAAAATATTTTGGTTTTTTTCTATCATATAGCATTAAGTTTTAAATCTAATAATGATTGAAATGTTAAAGGAACAACATTTTCAATAATATTAAAAATTTCGACAAAACCTATTTCAGATGGATCCTTTCCATTTAATTCTACTAAATAAACTTCTTTTCCTAAATTTATCAAACGTTCAGATATAGATATTGCATCTTTTATAGCATCTTTATCTAAACACAAATATATTTTCTTAACTGATGACATAATGAGTTTTTTCATTAGTGCCCCATTTTCGGGAATTGATTTGCCAAAAAGAGGAATAGCATTTCTTTTTATAGCCATAGCGTCAAATATCCCCTCAGTTAAAATTATAGGAGCATCCCAATTTATGTATAAGTCAAACCCTATAATTTCTTTTAAAGGTACAATTGGGTTGTCATATTTCCTATAAGAAGTATTAGAATAATCTCTAGCTATAAAATAATTTAATTGTCCGTTTTCGTCATAGGATGGTATAATAACTTTATTTTGGTACTTTCCTGTAGAACAGAATCCTATATTATATTTTATAATATCATTTTCAAAAATATTTCTTTTCTTTAGGTAAGAAATAGCTCTTTTATATTCCAAAATGGTGAGTTTACCCAAATTTTCAGGTTCTTCACTAAGCGAAATAAACTCTTTAGGCAATTCAATTTTTTCATGCGTTAAAGGTGAAGATAAACGTTGATTCTGCTCAGAAGAATGTAAAACGTACTTTAGCTCGTTTGATTTACCATCGTTGATTTTGAGCTTTTTAAACAGAGATTTAATTGTTTTTCCTTTAAAATCATTACATATCCAACAATGATATTGTTCTGTTTCTAAATTAATTTCTAATTTATGTTTTGTAGGATGGCAATTGTGAGGGCATTTAAAAGCATAGTTACCCTTAGAGGTTTTATAACCTTTTCCTAGTATAGACTCCAATAAGTGGAGTAAAGCAGTATTTTCCATAACTTATTAAATGTACAAAAAGAATTTTGCAAATCAATCAACAATTTCAACCATATTTCTAGGAATAGCATATACCATTCCCTCTTTATTGCACCATTTATAAAATTTTTTTCTTATTAATTTGAAATATCTAAAATTATGCCATTGTTTAAATAAATTAATATTATTACAATCAGGTATGTCTTCCTCACCAGGAACATCATTAAAAAAAGCCCAATAGTAATATTTTTTATTATTTGAAGTAAAATAAAAATTATCTATTTTAATCATATCTTGATTAGCACTAACATTCTTAGCTTTAAGTTTTCCTGGTATATGAACACCAATTTCAGCTAAATATTTAAAGTGAGTTTTTTGAAAATGTAACAAATCTTGGTATAAATCTATTTTTCGGTTATCAGGTAAAAGTTGTAAATCTCGTTCTGCGTTATCAGCATCAATAGCATAATTACTCAATACTTTATCTAAACCGTGATATAAAGCATATTTTTTAGTAAAAACAATTTTATTTGAAATAATTTTTTGTTTTAGTTCAGTATATAACGCAATAATTTGCTCAGATGTTATTGTTATTTTCATATTATTTGAACTTTAGATTTGGGAATGCCATAAAAAAATAGATTATGTTCACTTTTTAATTCTTCAAAATATTTAAAATAATACCATTGTCTAAAATTCTCAATATCAGTAGGCCCAAACACCCAACACCAATAATCTGGAAATTCTCCATTGTTGTTTACATTTCCATCCCAAAACTCAAAGTCGTCTATTTTAATGTAGTCTATATCACCATTATCCTCGTCATATGTAGAAGATATTGTGGCTTTAAGTCTGTTTGGATTATTTATACCAATTTCGCGTAATATATCGTGAAATTTAATCATCTTTTCCTGATAAATCTTTTATAAAATATCTTCCTAAAATATTTTCATTATAATAGTCATTAGGGTGTTCTAAAACTTTATACATCATTTGATAATATACTTCGTAATACCCCATTTCTTTTTTATTATAGCAAAATTTTAGAATTTCTCTTAAGAATGTATCTGATCCTTGTTTTTTTACATCGTCTTGTAAAGGTTTGCACGAACCATAATAATCTTTCCAATTTGATTCAGATATTATTGTTTTCTTTAAAGGTTTTCTGCCAGAGCCTGTAATTTCTTTTAGAGCTCTTTTAGATATTTTTACTGAATTTGTATTTTTTAAAATTTTTCTACCTATATATGATTTATTATTTGTAGTATTTTTTATAATATATACGAATCCGACGCACCCTTTAGGAAAATCATTAATATCTAATAAATATTTAATAGTGCGATCTTTATTTCTATAATACCATTTATTAACATTATTCATAATATTCAAATTTATAATTTTTCATAATACCTTTTTCTACTTTTCTATTATTTTTTAAAGAATTATCTATTGCTCCAAAAAATGTCTTTTTCTTAAAAACATTTATTAAATATAAATTACATATTTTTCTACTTTCAAATAATAATTCTTCATTATTTGGTGTTGTACATTTTATTTTTTTTTCTTGAGATAGGGCTCTTTTTATTTTATGAATGTATGATTGTTTTTTATTTTTTAATCTTAAACTAGTTTCTATTCTTCTTTTATTATTCCAACTTTTTTTATAATTAATAGATTGTTTAGGTTTACGCATTTTGTCTTTCCATTCTTTTTTATATTTTGTTCCTTTCTCTATTCCTAAAGATACATTTTTGCAATTATAAAAATTTTCATTATTAGCAGCATCGTAATATTTTAACCAATATTCTTCTTGTTTTATTAAATCTTGTTGATTTTTACATTCTTCTAATATTTCTTTTTGGAAATTTTCACGACCATATTTTTTAATTGCTTTTTTAAGCAAAGTGCCACTTCCTAAATAATTTGGATTATTATTTGAATCTTTACCTATGTATTTTTTTCCGTTTATTAAATTTTTTGTAACATATATTATCATAATTAATAATTTATTTTGTAGTTTCCTTTTTGGATTTGTCCTTTAATTAGTTCTATCATTTTCTCTATAGTTTCTGGGTCAAAATGAGCCCAACCTGATTGCCAGTTTGTTTTTGAAAATAAATTAGATGAATATAAAAGCACATTATATTTATCTTTTTGATCATCTGGAACTCCTGGTGGGATAATTGCCATATATGGTCCTAAATCTATCATATCTACTAATGTTCCGGTGTGTAATATTTCACTTTCTGGTCCTTTATATCTAGTTTCTACAAATTTAGCATTTTTATAATCTAAATATATTGGTTTATTTATACCTATTTCAGATAATGGATTATTTAAATTATAAATCATATCAATATATGAAGAATGATCTTCTAATTCTTTAAATCCTATTCTTTTATATAATTTTATAGCCCTTTCATTTTTAGTGTAAACAGATAAAACTAACGAATCTATATTTTCTTTTTTAGCCAAGTTTATAATATTT